TTTTATAGATGTGATATGTTTAAGTAGGATATGTTACGCAACGCCTAGAATATTATTTTAGAGAATGTACGGCTTCTTCTCGCGCTCTTCCTTCGTGCGCAATAATTGTGTAACCGCGAGGAATGCGATGGCAACGAAAATAGCATTTTCCTTGTCGCGCGTGGTGGCAAAGGCCATGAGCAAGAACGTGACAAACTTACCGACCTTATTGTTGAGAACCTTGTCGATGATAGCCGGCTTATCGGTAATGCCACGCAAACCAAACATGGTGTGCATCAACATGATCATACCGAAAATAAACGGACCGTTGATAAACTTATCGAGCGCCGGAAAATAGTTGAAGCCCTCTCCGTGAAGGGCAAGTCCGGCGAGTGCCGAAACTAGCATCATCACCAAGACAATCTGATTGCTGAAGATGGACATTGTTTTATACTGTATATAATTATTATTTTTTTTAAATTTGCTGATGACGGGGATCGAACCCGCGAATCTCCTGCTTACAAGGCAGGCGCCTTACCACTTAGCTACATCAGCTTTATCATGATGACAAATGTACTGTACTCTTTAATACACTACCGGGGAGTATTCTTCCAGTGGCGTGTAGTGTCCAGCATCTCGGATGAAATTCCGGTTTTTCATGGAGTGGAAAAACGCTTCTTCTCCCATCCGGGCACACAGTAATGAATCGTATAGACCTGGTTTCGTGGCTCCTATCATGGAACCGGGTTTGATGAATTTACATTCGATTTCATATTTTTCATGGAGAGTTTTCGATACGTCTTCATAATTACTTCCTCTGGAGGCGATAATAACGGCAAACCGTCCATTAGATATGTACTTTCTATACACATGATCCGCAAAAAATGGATCTTCGGGTAAATCGGGAATAAGAACTTTATCTATTTTTTTAGTATTTCTGTAATATGTATGTTTAGCCAAATTTCCCGTTTCGTCTTCGGGCGTCTCGAGTATAACGATAGATTTAGATGTATTGGCTTCAACGTAAGCCAAATTAACAAATTCACCTAATACCTTAATGGTCGTTTGAAATCCAAAAGATTCCAAACAACTAATATCATTCGTGAATCCCTTTGCCAAACATATCACGTTTGTAGAAACTCGCTCATCTTGTATAATTTGTCTCGCGCGACTGATCGTAATTGCTCCACCTATACAATATAATTTATCCAATTCGGAGATTTCAGAAATAGCCGTATCCATGTTAAGATCCTCTCTGGACATGTGTAATATAGAACCGGCGTCGTCCGTTAGCATGTCTGGTGATAGTTCCATTTTCATGCCACAATTTAACCCGGCAAACCCTTCTTTGTATCCATACACAATATTTCCAAATTTAAGCTCCCGTAGGGCTAAACTCTTTATTGCGGTATTGACACCCGGACAGGTGTGTCCGGCAGTTAATATTCCAACTTTATGTGATAGGGTGTTAATCATGTGCTAATCTAAACAGGAATGTTATCTTTAGATGTATTTCTTACGTGCGCGTTAGATACTTCTTCGTCCTCGTCGGGGTTCCGTGCGTTGAATACACTTTTTCTCGATATCGCCCCGAGCCACTTTGCGACAGATTTTTTAGATGTCCGATCCCCACATAACTGATCATCCCCGACACTCACCAGTACATTCAAGCCGTTACACACATCTGGTTTATTTTCTTTTGTGGGAAATTCAACATTAAAGGCCATTATCGATACATTAGGTAAATCTGGACTATCATCTAATAAACGATCGTACTCATATCTACATTTTTGAAAGAACTCTCCGACATTTTGTCTGTGTTCGCGTTGAAGGGAAAGTTCCATTTCAACATTTCTATAAAACTTAGAATATTGAACGCAAGCGAGTGAATGGCGTCCGGCGAGAGTATTACTCCCGGAAAACTTCAATATAGATGTCAGAATACCCGCTATCACATTCAAAAAAGCAAACAGATACTGCGCTATCATGATATTCGTTTTACTCGCCGAAGATAAGTCATCAGAACCACTGGGATTTAGAACCGCAAAACCTCCCACACCCGTGATGGAAGAAATAATTATGGATGGATACGATAGGTGATTGTTTTGTCTATTATAATGAACTCGGGCGTGGTTATGTAACCAGCGATACCCCGCACTTTTTTCAGCCCAGTTCAATAACAGTTGTTCTTGTTTATTACACCACTTCATGTCTGTGTCCTCTTTTCCTGATGATGTACTGCCTTTAGAATCCACGTGTTTTATGGGTGGATGATCCATGACTAATTTTAGCGCAGATATTTTTCCAATTCTGGTTTCATTTCACTGATCCACCATTTTTTCTTTTTAGGATCCCATCTACACCCATACTTTTTTGCCTGATCCTTATCGGAAAATGGAACATTTAAGTATGTTCTATTCATCATGGTTTCTAGCTTATTCCCAAGAAATATAGACTCCGTGGGTTTAGCATAAGAACAGTGTGTCAATCCAATAGCCATATTAGCAAGTCTGTCGGCGTTTTCATTCCCCATGGAATGAACGTCATCTTTACCCGTGTGAGCTTTGATGTGTTTGAATAGTATCTGACTTTCCTTAAATGGTGAATTACGCCTATATAATTCATACGCTTTTCTAACCATATCCTTGTTGGGAATATCCTTCGACCATCCCGCCACCGCACATTTTTCGCCGTACGTCGTTACGCATCTAATCGCATAAATAGAATCAGATACAATTGTGACGACTTTACCCTTTTCCAAGTCGCCTTTTATAATTGTATATGCCTCTATAATAGCGCCCAATTCCGCTGTATTGTTCGATTGTTTTCCTTCCACCTTTCTTGATACGTTACGTGGATCATCATCACCGAAATAAATGCCCATACCAGCCATTGCGTTCGTTTGGCCGTTATTGGCGCACGCACCATCTGTGTATACATAGTAATCACTAGTCATCTTTCATTTCAACGCCCGAAACCTTTAATTCTTTTAATTTTTCATACAAAATTGTATAACAATCCTTCTCCGGGGCCGTAGATGAATCCACGCGCACTAATTTATGAGAAAATGGCTTTGTACCAGAATCACGCGCGGACTTACTGACCCAATACTGAAAGATTCCCTCTGTGCGATAAACAATACCATTCGTGGGATCGTTTATCTTTTGTTGATGAACTTCGGTATCCGCCAAAGACATATAATAACTAGTGAGTTCGAAGCCGTTATCAGTCGTGATAGGATCTGGTGGTGTAGCGACAACACCCATTTTATTATAAAATAACATAAAAAGTTTAAGCCCCTTCTGGATAATGGAACGTCTGGCTATATGTTCAAAACTTTTTTATGATAGAGATGTCATAGAAAAGCATAAAAAGATACTAGAACTAGAAAAACAGATTGATAATCTCAAGAATGAATTAAAAGAACCCAGAAGCTTCTTCCACTCGCGAGATCAATGGGATTTCTTCAAACAAGTGATGTATGATGATATAAAAGAAACCATAGAACGATGTATATTTAACGACCATGAATATGATCACATGGAATGGATAGGACTCACTCCTATACAAGAGATACAAATCGGGGGTTGCATAGAAAAACATTTAGTGAGACTCACCGAACAAAAAATATGGCCAGATAGGATCGCGCATGATGTTATCATGTATAGCCTAAAAGCTATGTTTGAGAGCTTACATAGCACAAATCAGTGGATGTATATATATCACACGATGTCTAGGTCGGAACTGGCCGATATGATATATAAACACATTACTTGGCTTCTCGATGACGAAACACACAGTCCATGTATATTAGAAAAAATACCCATATTCGAATGTAAGCAGTGTCAAGAAGAAACGGACTTTATAAACGAAAAGGACATATGCGTTGTTTGCGAATACGAAAACGGAATTTAGTTTATTTTTAAAAATTGTATGCGAATCAGTTTTTAAAAATTTTTTATTTTTTTTATTTTTTATTTTTTAACACGCGATCGATATATTTAAGCTATAATAAGCCTAGTTGGAGAAGGCGAGTCCACCCATACCGGATTGGATGCGGAGGACGTTGTAGTTGGTCGCGAACATGTGGAGGGTCGTCAAGCCCGAAGCCTTCGTCTTAATGGCAACTTGGGCATTATCGATCCTCGAAAAATTGCATGTCCCTGTCGGTTGATGTTCCTCCGGTTTGAGAGCGAAGGAATACGAGTAGACACCCGGATACGGAGAACCGGAGTGGTGCTGGAACGGTTGCACTTGGTTGAAGTACTTACCTTGTTGCTCCTTGAAGCGATCTTGGCCGTTGAGGACCAACTTGAAGGTATCCAAAGAACCGACCGACAACGCGGCGGCGTGGGCACCTTCTTCGGTCCATTGGGCAGAAGAGCCACCCGGCGTAGAGCCATCATACAACGGGGCACCGATGGTTTCCGTCGCAACGCAGGCGTTCGCCGAGGTCGTGGAGTTCGGACCCGGGTTCAATTCAAGAACAACCTTACCCGTGGTACCGGCTTGGGTCGTGAAGTTCCACATTTGCGCGTTCGCAGAGCTGGAACCGGCCAAACACCA